ATTGCCCGATATTCCCGCCGTAAATTGTGCCGAAAGTTTCGGGCAAATTCAAAAGGTAGCGTTTCAGCGTCTAACCAAAGACGATGGAAGCAAAAACAGTTTTACCACGGGAAAGACAATTACTTTGTTGGCTTCATGGACGCCGTTGTTGACGGCGGCGGATAGTACCAAAATCGTTGTTTCCCCGTATATCCAAGCCCCGACCAACGAAGCCGGAACCGCCCGAACATTTGGAGGCGGTAACGAAACATTGGGAGGCGTTGAGGAAATTATAGGGCGTGAACCGAACCCGTTCACGGGCGTAATGCGTAAAATCCCCCAATCAGTAATTAAGGCAATGAAAGAATTGCAATGCGAAAGTTGGGCGGACAATTTGGGCGTTTATCTGTTTGACGAAAACGGAAGTATTGAAGCAATACAGGATGAAACGGTAAAGACAACGTATTATCCTATTCCTATCCGTTCGTTGTTCATTGGCGACAAAACGCATGGCGGATTAGAAGCCCCGGACAGCAACGCAATACAATGGGCGTTTTTGCCTAACTATTCCGACAACCTCACAATCATTGCACCGGAATTTAATCCGTTGACGGATTTAAAAGTTGCCGTTGGAGGTTGACGATATGGCGGCGAAAGTACAAAAGGTTGCGTTAATCAATGATACATTGAACGTAACCGAACAATTCGAGATTACGCACGCCGAACGTCTTTTGCGAATGCCTAATAATGGCGGTTGGAGATTGCCGGAAAATTCAGACTTTAAATTTGACAAAGACAATGGGATTGGATATAAGCGAAATAAAAAAGCGGATAACGGAGCCGAAAAAGCGCAACACGATAAATAGGGCTATTTATCATCAACAGCGCATTAATTTTCACGCCCGCACCCGTATTACGTCGTTTGACATTTGCCAACCGATTACGGATTTTATGGCATTTGTTTCTAACCTATTGCCGCATGACAAATTTAAGATGTTCAAAACATTGTTCCGTTACCCCGTTAAAACAAACGAGGTAACGGGCGTTTGTTTTGATAAGTTGAGCCGGATTTTTGACGGTCGTAACCCGGCGTTCAATTATCAGTTCCAAAACCCGGAACAAAGGGACGATTGGGAGTATTACCGCCAAGATGTACTACATGAACCGGAAATTTGGAGTACAAAAGGATGGGAGTTTTTCCAAACCGAAATAAATAGCGTTCTTATTGTCGATATGCCGAGCGAACAAAACCCCGCCGACAAATACCCGCAACCGTATTTCTATTGGTTGCCTATTGCGTCCGTGATTGATTACAGAGCCAACCCAACGACGGGGGTAATGGATTATGTCATATTTAGGCAGGACGGCGAACGTATCGCAGTAATTGACGACGAACGTTATAGAGTTTTCAGAGAGGACAAAAACCACAATATCGGCGAATTGCTGATTGATAACCCGCACGACGTCGGTTATTGTCCCGCCCGTTTCTTTTGGAATGAACCGTTGAGTTTGTCGGAACCCGACGTTAAGCAATCCCCGCTAACCAAGCAATTGGAGGCGTTGGATTGGTTTTTGTTTTACCATATCAGTAAGCGACATTTAGATTTGTACGGTGCATATCCGATATATTCCGGTTACGAACAATCATGCGATTTCAGTAACGGCGAAAATGGCGATTATTGCGACGGTGGGTTTTTGAAAGACAAACAAGGGTTTTACAGATTGGACGCCGCCGGGCTTTTGATGCGTTGCCCCAAATGCGGGGATAGTCGTATTAACGGCGTCGGTTCGTTCGTTGAAATACCAATACCGGACGGGGATAAACAACCCGATTTGCGTAACCCGGTGCAAATGCTAACCGTTGACCGTGGGAGTTTGGATTATAACGTTGAGGAAGAAAACCGCCTAAAGAATGACATTATTACGTCGGTTGTTGGAACCAACGAGGAAATAACCACACGGGACGCATTGAACGAGCAACAAATACAGGCGAATTTTGAGAGCCAAAGCACGGTATTAAACCGGGTAAAAAAGGGATTTGAGGCGGCGCAACAATTCGTCGATGGAACCGTTTGCCGTTTGAGGTATGGCGGTTTGTTCGTTTCTGCAAAAGTCAATTACGGCACGGAGTTTTATTTATCCAACGCAACGGAGTTACGGGAACGTTACAAGGTAGCAAAGGAAAGCGGCGCAAGCGAGGCGGAATTAGACGCACTACAAAACCAAATTATCGAAACGGAATACCGGAACAATCCAACCCAATTGCAACGTATGTTGACGTTGGCGGAATTGGAACCGTACCGACATTTAACCCGTAACGAGGTATTGGATTTGTACGGCAAACAGATTATCAGCGAAAACGATATGCGTATAAAGTTGAATTTTGCTAACTTTGTACGCAGATTTGAACGTGAATATTTGAACGTGTTAGAGTTTGGGTATAATATGCCGTTCAACTCTAAGATAAATTTTATAACAAGTAAATTTAACGATTATGCGAGTGAAAGTAAGCGAGGGCAAAACTAAAGACGTTGCGATTATCGACGTTACGCCCGAAAACTACATTGTCCCGGACAATGAGAAACATTTGTATCATTGCGTTATCGAAATTAAGAAATTCGACAGCGAAACGGGCAAACGGTTATCAATTCCCCGTATTCAGAAGTTCGGCAAAAAGGGTTATGAAAATAGCATTGCCGACAATCTGAAAAAACAGGGTTACACGATTACCGTATTGCACGACCCCAACGAGTACATGAAAGCGAAAGCCGAGGCGGACGAAAAGGCAAAGGCAGAGAAAGCCAAAGCCGCCGAGGAAAAAGCCAAAGCCGATGCCAAAGCAAAAGCCGAGGCGGACGCCAAAGCCCGTACCGAGGAAAAGGCAGCATTGAAAGCCGAGATTTTGGCAGAATTGAAAGCGGCGGGCGTTATCCCGGCGACAACTGCAAAGGAACCCAAAGCCGAGGACAAACCCGGAGCGAAAAAGTAACAGAGTATTAAACAATTAAAAAAATACGATTATGGCACAGATTGCACAGCAGGATAATTTGGTTATTGAAGTAACAACAACCGCCGCCGCATTGGATGACGCAACAAAGAAAAAGTTGATTGAATGTATTGAGGGCGGAACAATTACCGACGTAATTTTGGTAACAAAAGAGGCTGAAAAGGAAATCAGTCATGCACGTGTTGTTGGTTGGTTGGTTGTCACAACCGGGAATTCCCCAAAATACACAATTGATATTATTAACGCAAACAGCGGAATGGTAACAGTAATCGAACTTAATTAATTCAAAGGGAAAGAATTATGTTAACGAGAGAAATTTTAGTTGCAAATGCGGCATTAGCCGGATTAACCGACGAACAAATTGCGGCAATTACAACATTGTCCGTCAACGACGAAAATAGCGTAATAGCGAAAAAAACCGGGGAAATTTACGGCGGTTTGGATGCGGATATTTTAGCCGTTTCCGGTATCGCAAAGGACGGAACCGAAAAAACGTTTGATTACGCCAAACGAGTATTAACCGAGTTCAAAACCAAAGTTGAGGGCGCAAACGGTCTGCAATCACAGATTGACAGCCTAACCAAAGAAAAGGCACGTTTGGAAAAAGCCATTGCCGACGGTGCGACGGATGCGGAAACCGCAAAGGCATTGAAGCAAGCAAAGGCAGATTTGCAAAGCGTTACGACCCAATACAACGACCTCAAAACGAAATACGACCAAGCCGAACAAACCCACACAAACGAGGTGTTCGGCATTCGTGTTGAAACGGCATTGCAGACAGCAACCGCCGGATTGAAGTTTAAGGCAGGGTTGCCGGAAAGCGCAACAAAGGTTTTGTTAGACCAAGCGATTGCAAAGATTAAGGGCATGAACCCCGAATTTATCGACGACGGAAAGGGCGGCAAAATGTTAGCGTTTAAGGACGAAAACGGCGCAATCATGCGCAACCCGAACAATCAGTTGAACCCGTACACCCCCGGCGACCTTTTGACCCGTGAATTGGAAACAATGGGTATTTTGGATAAAGGACGCCAAGCGGCGGGCGGCGGAACCAATCCCCCGGCGGGCGGCGGTGCGGGCGGTAATATTACCGTTGACATATCCGGCGCAAAAACGAGGGTTGAGGCATACGACGCAATTACGGCGACGTTGGAACAACAAGGGTTAAAAGTCGGAACGGCTGAATTTGACGCCGGAATGCAACAAGCATGGAAAGACAACAATATTTCCGCATTACCGGAAAAGTAAAAGACAACACGGGTAAAGGGTAAACCCGCATTTATAAACAATTTAATTTTTTAAACAATGAGTTTAATTGCAACAAGAGTACAGAATTGGCGGATAGAGAACCCGGAGTTAGACCGTAATATGTTCCGCCCGTGTGAGTACGGCGCATTGGATTTCTTCATTGAGCAAACCAACGCCCCCAACTCAATTATTAGCCCTAATTTGAGAGATAGGGCATTAGTAAGTATCGGTAACACGGTACAGGTTCCCGTTATCAATTATGACGAAAACGTACAGGTTAGCAACGTGCGTTCGTGCGTTATTGCTGATAACGAAAATACATCCGCATTGGTAACGCTTGTTTGGGCTACCTATGCAATCGGGTTTACAATGGTTCCGGCGGCATACTCAAACAATGAGATTTCGTACAACCATGACTTTATGCGCAAAATGGAGAAAACAACCCGTGCGTTGGCGGACGCTTTGGATAAAGGAGCCGTTGCCGCATTGGAGGCGAACAAAACGCAGGTGTTCAAAGCATTACTCAATTACAAGCAGACCGGGAGCGTTGTACAAGTGCCAACCCAAATGGCAACCGAGATTTTGGGCGACATTAACCCAATCATGCGGGCGAATTGTTACCCGGAATATATCCACCTTATCGCAAATGCGGGGGTTGATAGCCTAATACGCAAGTTGGCGCAACATGGCGTTTACAACGACGTTAATAAGCGCATGGAATACGACAACAAAGTATTGCATTATACTAACAACATAACAGACGAAAAGGGTAAAATGGGAACAATGTTTGCCGTTGCCGATGGAAACGTTGGTATCTTAACCCGTGTTGACCGTGAGGCATACCGCCGCACCCGTGCGAATTTCCACGAATGGGACATTGTACGATTGCCGTACATTGATTTGCCCGTTGGTTCGCATTATTATACCGCCGTGGGCGACCAATCGGCGATTATGGGCGACGCAACCGCCGATTTGACGTGTGCGGTTAAGGAGTATTTCGGATTTAGCGTTGATGTTGCCTACCTGGTAGCATATAACGGCAAACCGGAAACCGTGGCAAATCCGATTATCAAAGCCGAGATTGCAGCACGCAACCAGAACGAACCGTTGGGTATGCCCGTATATGTAACCAACGCCGGGGAATTTCCCGCCGGGGGTGCAGGCGCATAAGCCGGAAAACGGAACAATTATTTAACCGAGGGGACGGGGTGGTTATCCCCGCCCCCTTTTTTTAATTAATGATATGGAAAGTTGGAAAGTAATATACGATTTCCCAAATTATGAAATAAGTAATTACGGAAACGTGCGTAATAATACAAAGATAGTTAAAGCCGTTCCCAATAAGCACGGGTATAATGTTGTAGTATTGTGCAATGGTATTCGTAAATCTGTTAATATTCATAGATTAGTTGCGGCGGCTTTCATTCCGAACCCGGACAACAAACCATGTGTTGACCATATCGACGGTGACAAATCGAATAATAGGGCGGACAATTTGCGTTGGGTTACAACCAAAGAAAATTGTAATAATCCAATAACAAAATCACGCCTAAATAAAAAGATTGGCGAATATATGGTTGGGAGATTAGGCGGATTGCACCAACGAGCAAAACAAATTGCGATGTATTCCATTTGCGGCGATTTGATAAAAACATTCTTATCAGTAAAAGACGCACAACGGGAAACGGGTTTAAATGATGGTAATATTGTTAAATGCTGTAAGGGTATAAAAAAGACTTGCGGCGGTTATATTTGGGCTTATGTATAGACTTAAAGAAATACAGGACGCATTATTGCACGTCGTCGGGTGGGAACAATCATACGACCCGGCAAAGGCGATAGACGACAATTTAACGCAGACGGAAAGCGGTTTGACGTTTCAAGGAGCGCACCCCCTTGTTACTTTGGATAATGTCCGGGCAATCGTCCCGGATGATTTCGTTTTTCAATATCCGGTTTGGAATATGATTTCGGAGTATAAAACCGGGGCAAAGGTTCGCCACAACAACAAAGTTTGGATTGCCGCACGGGACAACCAAAACAAGGAACCGACCGAAAGCGATTTTAACGACGATTACGGCAACCCATATTGGCAACCGTACAATTTCATTTCCGATTATTTGGAGCGGTTAACCCGTAACGGTATTGCGCAAATGGTACAAACATTCACGCAAATAAAGGGATTGGATAAGGAAACAAAGAACTTGTTGGAACGGCGCACGTTCTTTGACGGTGCGGGACGTATCCGGGCGACGTTGCCGAATAATCATAAATTAGTCGGGTTTGAAATTGTCCCGGTTCGTTCTATGGGCGTAACAATGAAAATCGAACAAATTGGGTTGCAAATGACGGGCGCAACCGGGGTTGTTCGTATGTATCTTTTCCATTCGTCCCAAATTGACCCGATAAAGACGTTTGATTTGAATTTTACGCAGACAAACGGCGGTTTTCAATGGTTCCCGTTGAAAGATTGTTATTTGCCGTATATCAGTACCGGAAACAACGCCGGGGGGTCGTGGTTCCTTTGTTACAACCAAAACGATTTGCCCGCCGGGATGCAGGCAATTAACATGACAAAGGATTGGAGCCGGGAGCCGTGCGGGACGTGTACGGGTTACGTTGATTTGGAGCGTTGGCGGGAAATAACCAAGTATTTACAGGTATCCCCGTTTATGATGAACGCCCCGGAAACATTCGACGAATACCCGGAGTTGTGGGATATTGCGTTGACGATGTACACCAATACGCAGAATTACGGGTTGAATTGCGAAATAACCGTTGGTTGCGACCTAACGGATTTTATCATTAAGGAAAGGCAGATTTTCCAAACGGTAATACAACGCCAAGTTGCGGCAATCGCTTTGCGCACGTTGGCAATGAACCCCAACGTAAGGGTAAACCGGAACCAATCCAACGCCTCTAAAACGGAAATTTTGTACGAATTGGACGGGAATGTTGAGGGACGCCCCGGCGGTTTGGGTTATGACCTTAAAAAAGCGTTTGAGGCTTTGCGATTAGATACGCAAGGAATTGACCGCATTTGTTTGAGTTGCGACAACCGGGGCGTTAAGTACCGGACAACGTAATTGTATTATGGCGGGGTTACAATCAATAATTGATTTGCGCAACCGGGTTAATACATTTAACGACGGGTTGACGTCCGGGTTGATTATACGGGACATAATCGACGACGGAATGACAACGGCGTTTATCATTGATGCCAACGCCGAGGAACAATTATTTGAACAAGGTATTAACCGATTGGGCGTTGACATAATGGATTATCGACCTTATACCCCGCTAACAATAGCCATTAAGGAGGAAAAGGGACAACCGACGAACCGGGTAACGTTACGGGATGAGGGCGATTTTGAGAGTAGTTTTTATTTGGAAGTCGGCGACAAACAATTTGAAATTAAGGCGTCGGATTTCAAGACGGAAGATTTGATAAAAAAGTACGGGCGGCAAATATTGGGATTGACGAACGAAAACATTGCTAAACTGATTTGGCAATACGTTTACCCGGATTTGCTAACCAAAGCAAAAAAAACGATATACGGAAATGGATAAGTTGATATTGAACGCAAAGCCCTTATTAGGGTTTGATAAAGATTATAGGGTTACGGAAAACGGGGATATTATTTCAATGGATTACAGGCGCACCGGAGTACCAAAGAAATTAGCCCCGCAACGTAACATATACGGTTATGCGATTATTAAACTTATGAAAGGCGGTAAAAGTATAACGTATAGAGTACATAGATTGGTTGCAATGGCATTTGTTCCCAACCCGGACAATTTACCACATATCAACCATAAGGACGAAAACAAGTTAAACAACAACCCAAATAATTTGGAGTGGTGCGATAATAGTTATAACAACAATTACGGCGCACGTAATAAACGAATTGCAAAAGCCGTTACCAAAGTTTGGGAATTAAGAAAACAAGCGGTTTAATATGGAACGAATACCGATTATAAAGAACCCGGAATTATTCGACCGGGTTATTGCAAATATTCAAAAGGGATTGGCGGACGGGTTGCCGTGGCTTAATTATTCCTTTGGACGTTCGGAACGGTTGGTTAAGTCCATACAAGGAAAACGATATTACACGCCCAATATTTACGTCGGCGGCAATGAATATATGTTGATTGCCCCGGATAGTAATATAGGGAATTTTTCGTTTTTCGTGTTGGACGACCCGCAACAAATTGATTGGTTCCCCGGCGAACAAAACAAATATACAACGCCGTTTTCGGTTATCTTTTGGTTTGATATGCGCACGATAACCAACGACCCCAACAACCGGAATACGGAGGCGGTCAAACAACAAATCATGCGGGTATTGAATGGCGGTATTTGGTTGCGTTCCGGTTCCATGACAATAAACAGAGTGTACGCAAAGGCGGAAAACATATTTGCCGGGTTCACTTTGGACGAAATAGATAACCAATTTTTAATGCACCCGTTCGCCGGGTTCCGGTTTGCCGGGGAATTGGGAATTAATGAAACGTGTTTAACTGATTAAAACAAAGTGTATGCAAGCATTTTTATTTTATACGGTCGTGGTTGCTTTGGTTGCTGCATTCGGTTTGACCTTGTTACGCAAATGGCAGGTTATCGAATGGGTACAAGTCCACGGCAACGAGTTTTTCGCAAAGATGTTTAATTGCGATTTCTGTTTGTCCTTTTGGGCGGGGGTTGCTTTGGCAATCCTTTTGGCGTTTATAACCGGGAACCCGGCGTTGTTGTTGGTTCCCTTTTGTTCAACCATGATAACACGTTATTTGCTATGAAAACAGTTAAGATAGGGGAATACACGGTTGAGATATACGACGCAATCGACGAATTGCCGATGTTGCGTTTTCATAAGTACAATAAAATGTTGTTGGTTGACGCCGGGATTGGTTCAGATTTACAGGATTTCGACACACATATTGAAAAGGCAATGAGATACGCCCGGAGCAAAACCCCGGAATTGGCGGCAATCGAATTGGATAATATGCGGCAAAACGTGTATTTCATTCAATCCGGGTTAAGCCCGAAATGTTTAGCGTTTGCCGTGTTGGTTAAATCAATCGACGGAACCCCGTACAACGATTTATCCGACGACGGGTTGCAAAAGGTCGTCGATATGTTCGGCGACGTTCCGATTAAAGAGTTGACCGCCCAAATGGAAGCGGTCAAAAAAAAAATAGATGATGAATTGCAAATGTATTTTCCCCGTATGTTCGACGATGCGACGATTAAAGAGTATTACGACGAATTGCGTAACCGGACAATGTTAATGTTGGATGCGATTATAAACGGCGATACAGAGGACAAACGGGCGGAAATTGATAAAATAACGACGATGTTGTTGTTATATAATCGCCCGGTTGTTTTTAGCGGTTCCGATAACATGGAAATACAGTACGATAAACAATTTGAAAATATGTGTTTAACCATATCGCAACATTTGCACGTACCGGAACCAAAGAAATACACCGTATTGGAGTATTACAACGCATTTGAGCGGATAAAGGAGTTGTTGAAACCAACCAAAAATAAAAACGGCGCCAAATAAGGCGATTTGCGGCGTTGTTTTTCTTTGGTTGATAACTACATGGAAAAGAAAAGATAATTTAATACGGGGCAAATTGCCCGCAAATAACGTTAAGTATGGCAGATAATAACAACCCTATAAAATATAGCGACCTTGTAAGCCCGGACGATAGTATTACAAAGTTGATAAATCAGTTAGACCAACTTTCAGACGCCTATATGAACACTCTAAAAAATATAAAGAGTGAGGCGATTACGGTTAAGGCTGCATTGGAGGGCGTAAGCGGGGCGACCGAAAACGGACGTAAGACAATCCGGGGGGCGTCGAACGATACCGACAAATTGACACGAGCGGCACGGGATTTGGCATTTGCAGAAAGCGAGAACGCAAAGCGATTGGCGGAATTGAAGCAAGCCCAAAAGGAGGCAAACGAGTTGAACAAATTAACGACCCGGTTAAATCAGTCCGCCGAGGGTTCGTATAATCGTCTTTCCGCTCAATACTCAATCAATAAAATATACCTCAATAACATGACGGTTGAGGAAAGAGAGGCGACCGAAGAGGGGCGCGAATTGGTTGCGGAAACAAAAGCGATTTACGAGGAAATGAAGCGGTTGCAGGAAGAAACCGGGAAAACGTCCCTAAACGTTGGTAACTATTCCGACGCCGCAAAAGGGTTGACGACCCAAATAGAGAACCAAACGAAGCAATTAGCATTGTTACGATTGGAGGGCAAACAAGGAACCGCCGAATATCAGCAATTGAGCAAAGAAACCGCAATGTTACGAGATGCGGTTAAGGATGCGACCGATGAAATTACCCGCATGGCGTCCGATACGTCCAATTTGGATGCCGTATTAGGTTTGGCGGCTGGTGCGTCCGGTGGGTTCGCCGCATTTACCGGGGCAATGGAATTGTTCGGGGCGGAAAGTGAGGACGTACAAGAAGCGCAAAAGAAGTTACAGGCAGCAATAGCCATTACAACCGGGGTGCAAGCCATACAAAACGCAGTACAAAAACAATCCGCAATTATGTTGGGTATTTCCCGGCTACAAATGGCGGCATTGAGCAAAGCGCAAGTTTATAACCGCCTTGTTACCATGCAGGGAACAAAGGCAACATTGGCGGCTACAATTGCGCAAAAGGCTTTCAATCTGATTGCCGCCGCAAATCCGTATGTTCTTTTGGCGTTGGCATTGGTTACGGTTGTGGGGGCTTTAGTTCTGTTTGCATCTAATACCGATAAATCGGCAAAGAACCAACAAAAACTTAACGAGGCGCAAAAGGCGTGGTTGGATTATTTGGAAACCGAGGCAACCGAAATGAACCGGGTTAGCAACGAACGTGTCGCCCAATTGAACCGGGAATTAAACATTG